TTTCAGGCAGGTGGTGCGTTCCTTACACCAGGCGCAGCAGCCAACGCAGCCAGGGGTTGCGCCGTCGCGGTAAAAACTTACCAGGTTGTCCGCATTGTCGCAGTTGTGGCTGTTGTCGCACTCGCATGGCCTGGCGGCGTATTTCTGGCGGAGGTATTCGCGGGCAGACGTGGTGCGGGCCTTTGCCACGTCCTGCTTTGTGATCGGCTTGTCCTCGCCCTTGGCGGCGTTCTGCTGCGCCAGCTGGGCCTGGGCGTCCGTGGGCAGAGCCGCCGCTGCGGTTGCCGTGGTGAAGTTCAGCTTTCCGTCCTCCATGGCCTTTCGCAGCTCCGGCGACAAGCTGTTGCTGATCTTCTCCAGCGCCGCCAGCGTGCCGTCGGCCTCGTCCATGATTGCGGCCATGTGATCGCGGAGTTTTCCCTCTGTGAGGTCGCGTCCGTAAAAGTCCGCGCCTGCTGCCCGCATTTCTTCCAGCGCTTTCTTTAGGCCCTCGTATTCCTGCACACGATCCGCTGCGGTTTTGTTTCGCTGCGTGTTCGCCAGGATCACGGCCAGACGTTCCTCCGCCTCGCTGCCTTTCGGGATCACTTGGCAAGTTACCACCTTGTACTCCGGGTAGCCGCTGTCTACCAGTTCATGGAGGGCCAAAAGGCGGCGTTCTCCAGATACCAGTCTGTAGTCGCCCTGTTCCGCCGGGTCGTAGACTACTACCAGGTTATGATAGAGCCGCCCAGCGACCAGAATTGACCGTGCCAGGCTGTCTATGTCGTCCAGGCTGTACTGGTTTAGCTGATTGCGGTAAATGTCGTTTATGTCGATCTCTTTCGTGCGGAATCGTGCGGACGGTGTAGCCTTTACGCCCGCCTTGCTGGCGGTGTTCAGTCCGTCCAAAATGCTGCGCCCTGTCATTTCGTTTCTACCTCGCTTTCATCGTTCCAGGCCATGACCTCATAGGCCAGGGCCTCGTAGTCTTTCGCCACGCCACAGCGCGGGCTGTATACAGGCAGCGGCAAGGATGCCGCCGTGTAGGATTCTGCGATCACGGAGCGGCGGATCGTCGTCAGTGTGACGCGGTGGCCCAGGCTGCGCAAGTGTGCCATTACTGCCTTGTGCGTGTTGCTCTTGCCGAACATCACAGGCAGCACCCACAGTTCCAGGCCGTCGTTTAGCTGCCGCAGTTCCTCCAGCTGTTCACGGACGCGCAGGAGGCCGTCCATCTCAAACCCGCCGGGCTTAACGGGGACGATCCAGAGGTCTGCCGCTACCAGGGCATTTAATGCGGCCATGTCCAGCAGGAGGCCGCAATCTATGACGGCGTACTTGTAGACGTCGGAGACGGCGGCCAGGCGCTCCTGGAGGCGGTGTACCTGGTCGTTTACAGTGTCGGTGGCCACGTCCACGTTTGCGTCCATGAGGGCCGCAGAGGCGGCCACAACGTCCACGCGCACCGCCGGGGCCTTTTTCTTCGGCTGCCATTCGCGGGTCTGTTTGAGGTCGTCCACGCTGGCGGCGTCTGTGCCCGGCTCCAGCAGCTTCTCCACGCCCCAGGCTGTAGGATCGTATGCTCCCATGATCTGGGAGGCGTTGCCCTGTTGGTCGGCGTCGATCAGCAGCACCGGGCCGTCCAGCTGGGCCAGGTCATAAGCAAGCGTGGTGGCCGTTGTGGTTTTGCCCGTGCCGCCTTTCTGGGCCATGATTGCAATAATTTTCACGTTTCTGTCCTCCTTTGCTCTTTCGGGTGGGTCTGGCCGGGGCGCAGCTTTATGTAGGCGTCTATGGTTTCGATTGCCTCCTGGGCAGAGTAGCAGACGGCCACGAAATAGCCCGCGCGGGCCAGTCGTTCCAGCCATTTTTCCTGGGCTGCGGTGGTTTTGTTCGGCTTTACTTTCAACGCGGAGGCCGTGGTATATGCCTTTCGGGCTGTCCAAGATCAGATCGGGGACGCCGGGCCGCAGTCCCAGGCGTTGCTGGCGGGCTGCCTCTGCCTTGCTGCGCTTACCCTCGTTGGGGACGTGGTAGAGGTTCAGCAGTTCCGGGTGTGCGGGAGACATAAACGCGGCCCACTGGATCACGACCTCCTGTTCTCCGTCCTCCGTTCGCTTCTCGCATTGTTGGCGCATTGTTTGTTTTCGGCTCCTTTCGGCTCATTTTTCCGCTTTTTTGAGTGTAAAAACCTCTGTTTAGTTCACAATACAGGCGCGGGCCGGACACGCTATCCTGTCCTTCGTTCCTATCGGCTGCAATACGGCGGTTTCCCAGCCGGGCGCGGTGTAGTCCACGGACACGACGGCGAAACGGCGGTATTTTGCCAGCTTGCGTTGGATCACGTCTGGCAGCCGTTCCAGCAGTTCCGGCTTGCCCGTGATCGTCACCAGGTCGCCCGGCTGGCAGCGTTCGCGCAGCACGGCGCGGAGGTAGAAATAGCCGTTTATACCATTGTGGCGGGCCTCTGCGGCCTCGCACCAATAAAGCGGGTATTTCTTTTCCATCGTGGCGAACATATCCGCCGGGGCTTTCGCCAGGG